AGATGTAAATAGATACTCTAATTCAAGAACGGAATCATGGTGTATTATGAGGGATTGGCTCAAGACAGGGGGAAGCATTGACAATGATAGTTGTTGGGATGAACTAAGTGGAGTTACATTTGTATATAAAGACAAAGAACAGATTGCTCTTGAAAGTAAGAAAAAACTAGTAAAGAGTCCAGATGAAGGTGATGCTTTGGCTATGAGTTTGTGGCTAGGTGACGAAGAGAAGCCACAACAGATTGCACAGCCTTTAAGAAGGGTAGGCGGTTTTATTGGTTAAAATGTTATATTAAGGATATAATGGAGAAACTATGAAAAATTTACATGATAATAAATTAAAGGTTTTAGAGTCCGCTTGGGGTAGTACATACTCACAAATGGCTAGTGATTTTACTTTTGCAAGTGGTGGCGAAGGTATGTGGGATTCCACCTTACACGCAAGCAGAGTAGCGGAAGAAATGACAAATATTTCTTTGCCTCTTTTGCCTCCTTACATTGACAAAGTAGTTAGTGGTGTAAGAATGTCACCTCCTTCAATGGCTGTTAAAACTGAAGACCAAGAACTTCAAGAAATAATTAACGGTGTCTTGCGTGGTATTGAAAAGGCTAGTACAGCCTCAAGTGCTTATGTTGGTGCTATGAAGTGTGCAGTGACAGCAGGTTTAGGTTGGTTATTTTGGGCGGTTGAAACTGAAAACGGTTTACCTGTTCTAAGATTGAAGACTACAACAGACCCTACTGCTATAATGATTGACCCACTAGCAACTTATTTAGATGGTAGAGATGCACAATACGCTGTTAATTGTAGCCACATGGACAAAGACCAAGCCAAAGAACTTTATGGTGAAGAAGCTTGCCAAGGTTCAGAAATGGCTTTTAGTTCAAAAATGACTTTTAATGTTCCTAGCTCTGCTGTGCTTGATTGTATTTGGTACATTAAAGAAGAAACTGGTGTAAGAATTACACGCATGATAGGAAATTATGAAGCTTATAACCAATTGTTTGAAGGTTTGGATGGGTTGCCTATTGTTCCTGTAATTGGTGAAGAACTACTAGGTGACACAACTAGAAGATACTCTGGTCTTATTGCTAGAGGTAGAGAGATTAATGAAAACTTAAACCTTACAGCTTCTAATATTATGATGCTTGTAGCTTATGCTCCTAAAGTTCCCTTTGTTGTTGATCCTAGAGGCATCGAAGGTTTTAGTGAATGGGAAACAGCAAACTCAAGAAACCATGCGTATTTGAGAAACAGAACAATAGACCCAACTACACAACAGCCCATCATGGCTCCTTATAGGCTAGACAATACAGCACAAACTCAAGGGCTTCAAAGTGTAGCAGATTGGTTACAAAGTTTGATAGGTCGCACAAATGGCATAAGTGATGCTTCATTGGGTGGTCTTGAAACTGCTATGGAAAGTGGAAAGTCATTGATTGCAAGAATGGAACAAGCAGAAAGTGCTACTGCAATGTTTGTTGATAACTTAATGAGTTCAATAACACAACTTGCTAGAATAGGCCTTCAAATGATGCCAAGCATTTACAATGGTATGCGTGACTTAGTTATAATTGATGAATATGGCCAAAGCTCAAGAATGGGTTTAGACCTTGGCTTGATAATGACTCCCGAAATCGTACAGATGTTAGATGTAGAGATTGGCGCAGGCCCTCACATGGAAATGAAAAGAAAAGCCTCAAGTGTAGCACTTGAAACAATGGTTTCTGCACTTGGTCCAGAGCGTGGAGTTGGTCTTATGGATATTTGGGCCGATTCACAACCTCTTAGCGACAAGCAAAGAATTAAGAAGCGTATGGAAAAACTTATGCCTCCAGAGTTACAAGATCAAGAAGAAGGTGACATTCCTCCTGAAGCTATGGCTATGATGCAAGAAGCAGAGCAAGCACTAGCACAGAAAACACAAAACATTGAAGCACTTAAAGGAATGATTACTCAATTACAGGCTAAAGTAGAGAGTCAAGAAGTTATTGCACAGGTTGAACTTGAAAAAGCAAGCATTTCTGCTCAAACTAAAATTATGGATAGGGAGATGCAAAACGATAACAATATTAGAAAGGAACTTATTAAGCAAGGTTCAGAAGACCAAAGACTTTCCGCAAAGCTCACAGCAGACGAGCAGAGGCAAGTTGATGAGTTTCAAGCCGACCTTATCAAACAGAAAGAAAAAGCTATTCAAGACACTAAAAACGAAGTAATTACAACAGGAATAGAACAGACTGCAAAAATTCCAAGGTATTTACAAGATTAATTAATATATATTTAAGCTATAAGGTGCTAACACGAGAGCATCTTATAGTTTTTTCTTTACTCGTGGGATAGGGGCTTAGATGTCTGATATAAAAGATTCAATAGTGGTAACTGGTAGTCAAGAGGTAGCACCTGTTGCTCCGATTGCACCTGTTGAAACCGAAACACCTTTAACTGCCGAAGGTGTGGGAAATACAGAAGGGCTGGCTGTGGGTGATTCTGACCCCGTTGTAAAAGACGAAGCAAAAAGTACGGATGAAAAGGTAGCTCCTGAGAATCCCGAAAATAAAAGCAAGGATGAAAGACGAGAAGAAGGTAGCAAGGTTGAACGCAAGATAAGCAAGGTTAATAAAGAAAAAGCTAAGGAGGCAAGAAGAGCCGACAAAGCAGAAGCTGAGTTAAACGAACTTAAAAAGCGTTATGCAGAATTTGAAAAGGCTAAGGGCGAACAAGATTTAGACTCTATGAGTTTTGATGATAGAGTGGCTAAGGTAGCAGAAGACCGCTATCAAGAAACTGCAATGAAGGCTGAGGCTGAGAAGCTTCAAACTGAAATATCAACAGAGCAAACAGCAGACTGGAATCAAAAAGTCGCTCAATTTAGAGAGGTACACGCTGACTATGAAGACGTTGTTAAGTCTTTGGCGGTTCCTTTAGAAATTGCTAATTCAATTAAAGAGATGGATAATGGGGCTGAGGTCGCTTATAAGTTGGCCAAAGACCCTGCACTAGCTCAAAGAATTTCAAACTCTACACCTATGAATGTTGCAATGATTCTTTTCGGCTTACAACAGCAAGGTGGCCCTGTGGTGCAACCTAGCGTAGAAACACCGCAAGAACCTGTAAAGGCTCCTGTACAAGCAACGCCAAGCACTAGCTTGACACCGCAACAACAAACTAAACCCCGAATCACTAGACCTTCTCAATTAGGGATGGATGATTTTATAAAACATAGGCTTGAAATAGGCACTCTAAGAAAGTAGCCACAAGCTAAAAAGGATTAAAAATGGCAGATTTTATCGCAATTAACTCGATGCTTGCTAAGAACGCTTTAGCAGTAATGCACAATGAGTCGGTATTCCCACGCACAATTGACAATCAACTTAAAGACCAATTTGGAACAGAAGCTTCAAATGGTTACAAAACAGGAACAGCGATTTCAATTAATCGTCCTGCTCGTGTTAAATCTACTAATGGTGCAAGTTTAACACTTGATGCTAATGGTAACGCTATTACATTAAATGACTTTGTGGAAGACCCTATAACATTCCCAATGGATAACACTTATAGTCGCTTGAAAGTAGCACATGAGTTTGACACAATGCAACTACAATTAGAACTTACTAATGAGAAGTCACGCTATGGTGATCCTCAAGGTATGCAATTGTCAAATGATATTGAACGCAAGATGATTGGTGAGTGTCTTGTAGGTGTACAGAATGGATTTATTGCAACTGGTGTAGGTGCATTTAAAATTTCTGTTGACGATGTTCTTTATGCTCAAGCTACTCTTGACTCTCTAACTTGTCCAATGGATAGCAGAACAATGCTAATTCCTCCATTTGCAAGAGCGCAACTTTCAGGACAAAACGCAACATTGTTCACTCCTGGCATTAACGAGTCTATCGTTAAAAAAGGTTATATTGCTGAATATGCAGGTTCTTCAATGCATTCTTACAATATGCTCCCAACTCTTTCTGTTCCTGCTCTTGGTGGTACAGGTCTAGTAGCGGTTAATGTAGCTGAAGGTGATAGCACAATCAGTGTAACATTTAGCAATCAAACTGCAAACAAAGTGTTTCCTGCTGGAACTATTCTTAGTTTTGTAGGTGTTGAACGTGTAAACCCTGAAACTAGAGATTCAATTGGTACAGATTACACATTCACAGCTAAAACAGCGTTTACAATTCCTGCTGGCGGTGCAACTGTTGCTATAACTGTTGATGATTCAGCTAAAATTTACGGTGCTGGTGATCCAGGTGGAAGACAAAACGTTGTTTCTTTGCCAACAACTGCAACTGTTGTAAGCATCTTAGGTGCTAAAGACAGTGCTGTAACTGATACAGTAACAGTGTTTGATCGTGTACTTATGTACAATGAAAAAGCATTTACTGCGGTATGCTTACCACTTAGAACAGACTTAGAGGGTGCAAACGCTCAACGTGCTGATTATGAGGGTATGTCAATTCGTGTTGCTACTCAGTATGCAATTGGTAATGACAACCAAACAACACGTTTTGATGTGTGGGGAAAAGCAATTTCTCAGCGCCCAGAATACAGTGTTGTTGTTTTAGTGCCTAAAGTTTAGGTTTTAAAGTTACATTTAATGGGGTAGGGTTTAGGCTCTACCCCTTTTTTAATATAAGAGGCATTTATGAACGAGTTAAATTTAAAAACACCGAAGCCAAAACCAAAAGCTACAAAGACTAAGCAACCTAAGAATATTAAAATTATTTCCCCTTGTGGAAATGGTAACATGACTTTTTTAGAAAACGACCCAATGCTTACTGATTTAATCAGTAAAGGCTGGAAAAGGGGTAAGTGATGGAAATACCTAAAGCTAGTGATTTGATAATTGATGCGTTCCAAACAAGTGGAGTAAGGGGTATAGGCCAAGCTGTAACTGCTGAAGATACTGATATTGGTTTAAGGTTTTTAAACTTACATTTAATTCCACAGCTTAGGTTACAAAGATTGTGGTCGCCATCTATTACTGAATACAACTTCACAACTACAAACAATACAAGCTCTTATAGTATTGGCTTGGCCAACCCTATAATAACAGAACCACAACCCGATATAGTGGTTAATCAAGAAATCATACAAATATTACAATCACAAGTGAACGTGGGTAATGTATGGGTTCCCCTAAGTCAAATGTCACCAGAAGACTTTTATAGAATGACTCTCAATGATTCAATAACTAACATTCCTTCTCAATTTATGTACAATAGAACAAGAAACCCTTTTGACGAGTTAGTGTTTACTAACCCTAATCTAGCAGGCTATAATGTAAGGATAGCTGTAAATGGTGAAGTTAAAGCTTATGAGTTAGATGATGATGTAAACTTACCAAGCGGAATGTATGCTGGGCTTTTATATGGTTTGTCTGAACTTATTGCTGAATATTATGGGTTGACTGAAAAAGCTAGAAGCTTAAACTCGAAGTTTTCAAGTGCTTTAATGAGAATAAAAGAAGTGACTGGCGCTCCTGTTCCTAGACTTAACAACTATTTTTCAAAATCAAGGTATGATATTAACTCCGATTCAATAGTTAATGGGGGTTTATGATGCAAGAAGCACAGATGGCTCCTTGGATTGGCCCGAATTATACACTTCAAGGCAATTCAATGGCCTCAAGGCAGGCTATTAACTGCTTTATGCAAAGCGGTGAAGGTAAAGCTAAATATGAAGCTTTATTAATTGGTACACCTGGAACTACTTTACTTTCAGACTTGGAAGAATACCTTGTTGATGGTGTTGGCTCTTGCAGAGGTTTACATCTAACAGGCGCTAGCCCTTATGTGGGTGGTAATCTTTATTGGGCTTATGGCTCTAAGGTTGGTTACACATATAAAGACCAATACGGAGAGCTTATAAGTGTAGTTCTTGCTGATATTGGTTTAGATACAAAACGTGTGTCATTTGCAGATAATGGTTTTGATGTAGTACTTGCAACAGGTTCTGCAATGTTTTCTATTGATATTTTTACAGATAAAGTTGTAGATATAACTTCAGAACTGCCATTCACACAGCCTCTTCAAGTTAAATTCTTGCTTGGGCGCTTATACGCAATCACAGCAGACCCTTCAATAACTTCAAGTGCTACATTGGGGGATGCAATAAAAAACAACCTCATTTGGTATTCAGACCTTGCTAATTCTAAGGGTTGGGATGCACTATCTTACATCCCTGCTGATTTAAGTAGTGATCCTATTACTGCTATTGAAGTAAGACAGGGTGACTTGTGGGCTTATGGCACACGAACCTATCAAATATTTACAACAACAGCTAACCCAGACGAACCTTTGGCTTATACAAGTGGCTCAGGAACTTCCATTGGTGTAGGCGCTCCTGATAGTGTTGCAACAATTGGCAACAATATATTTTGGCTTGGCTCTAATGCAAGCGGTAGAAATATGATTTTTAAGGGTGCAGGCAATGGCTCAGTTCGTATTTCTGACCATAGTGTTGAAGATGCTTTAGAGAAACTAGCAGACTTAACACCTTTTGCTTATGGCTTTACATATCAAGATGGTGGTAATCAGTTTTACTGCATAACTATTCCAAGGGGTGACTATGTATTTCAAGGGAAAACAATAACCTCTAGGGGTGTAACACATTCATACAACACATTAACGGGTGAATGGCACATAAGTGCTTCAAGAGATCCTAATAAGGGTTTTGTTGAAGCTTGGGAACCTTTGTTTTCTGCGTTTGCTTGGGGTAAAATAGTGGTAGGTAATCTTATTTCTCCTGTATTAATGGAACTTAGAAACGATATTTACACAGATTATGATCATAACACAGTAGACAAAAAAAAGCCAATTATAAGACAATACGCTGGCCCGCAAATGTTTAATAATCTGCAAAACTTTGTTTGCCATGAGTTTAATTGGGATATTTTGCAGGGAATAGCCCCTCTTACTGGCCCTAGTGCAGATGCCGAGGCTGTTTTAGAAGTTTCTTATGATGGAGGTAATACTTATCCAGGCGGTAAGATTCCTGCAAAGCTTCAAAAGACAGGTAACTATGCTGGGGTTTTAAAGTGGATTGGATTAGGAGCTTCTAGGACTTTTGTTTTTCGTGTTACAATTACGGAAAATATGCAATTTATGGCAGGCCAAGCAAGAGTTCGATATTCAATGAGTAGTTTACCATAATGGCTAAGTTCTACACCTT